AGCGCATCGTCGGTAAGGGCGGCTCCAGCGACGGATCAAGCGACGTAGCCGATACCGTCGATCAACTGATCAAGGAATTACGCGACGAACGCCAGCAAAACCATTTCAAGGCGATTGCCTCTGCGCATGGCGACTTTCTCGAAGTAACCGGTTCTCCCCAGTTCAAGGACTGGATCGAAGACCAGTCGCCGGAAGATCAAGCGAATTACAAGCGCGTCATCGACGCTGGCAGTTCCGATGAAATCGTCGCCTTGCTGACCACATACAAGCAATCGCTTGCCAGTGGCGACAGCGACAGTGGCGACGAGGGCAATGAGAACGAAGACAATGGAGCCGATGCCGCTGAAGGTGTGCGCTCCAGCGGATTACGCTTGCCGGATGCGCCGAGTGCTGGCGCGAACGACTATGCCGCAGCATGGAACGAAGCATAACTAACACGTAAGACCGTCGCCAGTGCGGATCACTGGTAACGCTGCCCTTGGCGCACTCAACGGGAACCACAGAACTACAGCCGGCAGGCAGATGCACGGATTGCGATACGCCCACAAAGCGCCGCAACGAGTCCGCGCGTCTGCATGACCGGCTTTCTAGTTTATGGCACGCAAAAGGACAGGCATTTGCCCCCTTCATGCGCTTGCTGAATCGCTGCGGACTTGTTTTTAACTTCGATTTTGCGTCCATTCTCTATAAAGGAAATACCAAATGGCATATACAGCCTATGGCGATATTTCGCCGCGTACTGCGGCCTACGCCGAAAAACAATTGCTTGCCCGTGCAATCCCGTTCATGGTTCTGGAGAAGTTCGGCCAGTCCAAGCCTTTGCCGGCGAATAACAGCAAGACCATCGTGTTCCGGCGCTACAACGCGCTGCCGAATGCGCCTACCGCGCTGGCTGAAGGCGTGACTCCCGGATCGCTCACGCTGTCCACCACGGATATCCCTTGCACGCTGACCCAGTACGGCTCTATGGTTACGATTACCGATATCATCATGGACACCCATGAAGACGCGGTACTGAACGAGTCGATCGAACTGCTTGGCGAACAGGCCGCGCAGATGATTGAAACCATGCGCTTCGGCATTCTGAAGGGCGGCGCAAATGTCGTGTACGCCAACGGCGCTCTGCGCACCGCAGTCAATACGGTTATCACCCTGGCCGTGCAACGCAAGTCTACCAAGGCGCTGAAACGCCAGAACGCCGAGCAGATCACGAAGGTAACGAAGTCCACCCCGGCCTACGGCACCGAACCGACTGCCAAGTCGTTCATCGGCTTTATCCACCCGGACTGCGAAGCGGATATCCGCAACATGCTCGGTGCAGACGGCAAGACGGTATTCGTCCCGGTTGAAAAATACGGTTCGATGTCGCCGTATGAAAACGAAATCGGGAAAGTGGAAGACGTGCGCTATCTGTCGTCCACCATCTTCGCGCCGTGGGCCGACGCAGGCGGCGCAAAGGGAACGATGATGTCCACTTCCGGCGTCAACGCGGACGTGTACCCGATCCTGTTCGTTGCTGCGAACGCTTACGCCATTGTGGCGCTGAAAGGCATGTTTGCCCTCACTCCGATGGTGGTCAACGCAACTCCTTCGGACTCTGATCCTATGGCGCAGCGCGGCCGCGTCGCATGGAAGGCAATGCAAGGCGCTGTGATCTTGAACGACCAGTGGATGTGCCGTTGCGAAGTCGCGGTAACGGCGTAATAGCTGGCATCGCTTCACCAATGCAGCCCGGTTGATCCGGGCTGTCTCAATAATCCCGTACCAAAAAGGAAAGAAACATGAGCGGACTCCGCGACATTACCGATCAAGCCCTGCACGATATCATCGCCAATCAAAATTTGACCGCCGCAACTCTGGCGATCAATGGCGCTGCCGCAGCCACCTTCAAAACCACGTCCGCGTATCAATATCTGATCGATGGCGTGTTCAAGTCGAAGGCCGCACTCGCGGCACAGGCTTTCTCCGCAGGCCATGCTGCTCAACCTATCGGCGTCACCCAGTATTACGCGGTTGGGCTGGACGGATCGGGCAACGTGACCACGTACCAGGGCGTTGAAGAAACATTCATCCTGCTTGGCGTATCCACCACAGTGCCGACCTTGCCGACCATTCCGGCCGGTATCTGTCCGGTTGGCATCATCAAGGTTGTCAATGGTAGTGCCGCCGCATTCGTTCCGGGCACCACGGCGCTGGATACGGCCGGCCTTACCGTGACTTACTTCGACGTGTCGATCCTCCCGACCAACCCGCTGTAATTCGTCAAATCGTAGCCGGTTGATTCCGGCTCACTCAATCGCAACACACAAAAGGCCCGTTGATTCGGGTCTTTTCCATTTCTAACGAGGGTTCCATATGAATAGCGG